ATCTAGGTTAAGGGCTGAATTTCAGTGTCTCACGACAGACTATTTCACGAGGGCAATCGGTGCTGGATGGAGGATCAAGCCGGATGTCGTGCAGTCAGCAGCCATAATGCTGGCCAATCAGGCCGTAGAGCTTCTCACAGAGCCACACAGTGACGAAACAGAGGCGGCATAGGTATGGGTAGCCAAACGATCTTACCGGCAATGGTTCGGGCGCACAGCGAGTCTGCGCACATTAAGAGTCATAATCCACATTATGTTAAATTGCAGACACAAGATGTTGTGGTTGGCTGGCATCGAGGCACAAGAGCGCCACAATCCTGCCACATTTGGAACAGCACCCCTTGCCCCCCCACCCCGCCGCGCCTGCTGTACAGTCCCCCACGAAACTATTTTCCGAAATTTCATGAAAGGAGGCTCCCATGCCCAAAACTAAACCAGGATTATATGCGAACATCCACGCTAAGAAGAAGCGTATTGCTGAGGGTTCTGGCGAGAAGATGCGGAAGCCTGGCAGCAAGGGCGCTCCTAGTGACGCTGCTTTTCGCAAGGCTGCCAAGACTCGGATGAAGAAGTCTTATGGATGATGGTGTGACTGTGTGGGTTGTTTATCCAGACGGCCTGCGCATTTACCATGATGGTAAGCAGGTTGGTTTGATACCTACTGATAAGTTTCCCAATGTGATTAGGGATCTTGCGAAGGGGCTATTGTAATATCGTTTTCTATGCGATATCGTAATCCCACTGTAAAGTTGTATAGGAGATACACATGAACAAGCGATTTAGTGTTGTGCAAGCGAAGGAAGTGCCTGGTCGGGATAAGCCTGTTTGGCTTCGTCATGGCATTGCCTTTCAGAATGACAAGGGGATCAGCATCAAGCTTGAGGGATTGCCTTTACCCAACAAGGAGGGTGAGGTTTGGTTGAAGCTGTTTGAGGATGATGGCAACCGTTCTCAGCAAGCGGCTCCTGCTGCTGGCAAGCTGGACGATGAAATTCCGTTCTAATGGCTAGAAAGAAAGAGGATAAGATAAAACCTATCCCGCCGGTTGGTCGGTTCGGTGGTGCGCGTGTGTTGCAGCGCCGGATCGGCCGGTCGGAGACTTTGGCTCAGAACAAAGAGGCTGTTGCGACTGAGCTGATTGCGATGGGTACGGCTCGTATGACTGACATCATTGATCTTCATACTGGTCAGGTTAAGCCGCTAGATGAAATCCCTTCTGAAGCATTGGCTGCGATTAAGAAGGTTACGGTTGGTCAGTACGGCACAACGATTGAGATGTTTGACAAGGTGAGTGTTCTGCGTGTTCTGGCTAAGGCTAGTGGCTTGCTCGATGTAGAGAAGAACGTGGACAAGCCTTCGATCATTGGGATCAACATGAAGGGTCCAGAGATCACCACAACATATGAGGCTGACGATGACTGATCTCCCCAGCATGAACTTGGATTTCTCTAAGTCTGCTACGGTCTGGAAGTTTCTACACGATAAGTCTTTTGTTCGCGGCCTGATGGGTCCGGTGGGATCGGGCAAGTCGTATGGCTGTGCTGCTGAGATTATGTTAAAAGCTGTCCAGCAAAAGCCTTCTCCGCGTGACGGCATCCGGTATTCCCGGTTTGTGATCGTGCGTAATACCTATCCAGAGCTTAGAACAACTACGATCAAGACATGGGCTGAGTTGTTTCCAGAGGATGTATGGGGTCCGATGCGCTGGCAACCGCCTATTACCCACCATCTTAAACTCCCCAGCAGAGATAATGCCCCTGGTATTGACTGTGAAGTTATCTTCATGGCCCTTTCCACGCCCCAAGATGTGCGTAAGCTGCTGTCTCTGGAGCTAACTGGTGCGTGGGTGAATGAGGCTAGAGAGCTGCCGAAGGCTGTGATCGATGGCTTGACACACCGCGTTGGCCGTTACCCTACCAAATCCGATGGCGGCGCGTCCTGGTACGGGATTATCATGGATACTAACCCGCCCGATGCGGATCACTGGTGGCATGAGCTGTCAGAGAAGAACCCTATCGGTGGCCGGTTCCCGTGGAAGTTCTTTCGTCAGCCAGGTGGTGTCTTGGAGGTGTCTGCCAAGGATCTACCAGAGAACCCGGAAGCAAATGGTTTTGTATTTTCCGGTGGCAAGTGGTGGATGGTTAACCCTTCTGCGGAGAATAAGGTGCATTTGCCTGATGGTTACTATGAGCAACTTCTCGGCGGAAAGAATGCTGACTGGATTAGGTGCTATGCAGAGGGCAAGTTTACCTTTGTGCAGGAAGGCAGGCCGGTTTGGCCGGAGTATGATGATGAAATGATGTCTGCGGATGTGCAGTATGACCCGCAATACCCGTTACAGATCGGCGTTGACTTTGGTTTGACACCGGCGGCTATCTTTGGGCAGAGAACATCTGGCGGTGCGTGGAAGATCCTAGATGAGCTTGTGACGTTTGACATGGGGCTTGAACGCTTTGGGCAGGAGTTGATAGGCAAGATCGCTGCAAGCTTCAACAAAGCAGAGGTGCAGATCTGGGGAGACCCTGCCGGTAACAAGCGTGACGAGATCTATGAGGTTACAGCCTTCGATCACTTGCAGTCTATTGGGTTTCGCGCACAGCCGACTGATAGCAATGCTTTCAATGTAAGGCGTGAGGCTGCTGCGGCTCCTATGAACCGGCTGGTTGGTGGTAAACCTGGTCTTCTCGTTAGCAAGAAGTGCCTGCGGCTGCGGAAATCTCTGAGTGGCGGCTATTTCTTCAAGCGTGTGTCTATGGGCGCTGGGCAGGATCGGTTTAAAGACGCGCCGGTAAAGAATGAGCACTCTCACTGCGGGGATGCGTTTGGATATCTTATGCTCGGTGGCGGTGAGCAACGCAGATTGCGGCGCGGAACCTATGGCGGAAGCTTTGCGGGTGGGCAAACATTCAACGCAAGCACAGATTTCGAGGTCTTCTAATGGCTTTAGTCCAACTCCCCAGGTAAGAATGGGCCACGATGAGCATATCGTCCCGCTGACCTACGATCATTTAGCCAGGATAAACCTTAAAGAAGAGAACAAAGATTTTGCTAACGTGATACCTAACTACATTAACTATGTCTGGGATCACGCCGTAGACGGGATGAGCTGGTCTGGCATCGGGAGAGGTAAGGTTGTCTGTGCGTTTGGCATTCGCCCCTTTTGGGATGGGGTTGCAGAGATGTGGCTGATCCCCGGCAAAGAGATTGAGCGCCATGCGATATCGGTTATACGGGCTTCTAAGCAGCTAACCGATACCGCAATAGCTAATAACGGCATAAAAAGGCTACAGATCTGCGTAAACACGAATAACGATACCGCATTTAGGTTTGCCAAGGCACTACGTTTCGAGGTAGAAAGTATTATGAGAAAGTACGGACCGGATGGGTCTGACTACTACATGATGGTGAGGTTTTAATATGTCTGGAATATTTGGCGGTGGTCGGCCCGCTCCCACCCAAGCGCAAAAAGATGCAGAGGCCGCGCAAGCTAAGGCTGAACAAAAAGCGGAGGCTCAAAATAAATTCGAGATGAAAAGTGCAATGAAGCGCCGCAGGCTTATGAAAACAGGTGGTTTAAAGCTTTTGTTCTCACCGGCCAAACTAGAAGGTCCAGGCGACTTGCCTAAGACGTCAAAGCTTGGAGGTGGAACTTAATGATCTTTGCTAAAGCTTTAGGAAAGATTTTTTCTGACATCAATAAGAAAAAAGCCGACCTAGATCCATTTGGGGGAAAATACACCCCGATGGAAAAATATTCGCAGAAAAAGCGACTGGAAATGCTCGACAAGATGATGAGCAGCAGCGATAACGATAAACCATCTAAACCATCTAAGCCAGATGCAAAGGCTGCCGCTCGTGCTCGAATGATTGCAGAGGGCAAAGAAAAGAGAAAGAAGTTTGAAAAAGAAAAGGGAAACAGGGTTGCTAAAAGACGCAAGCTGTTACTGAAGATAAAGGATTCGCAATGACTAAAATCAAATCAGATCCCCGCGTTCACCACAGAAATCGCCCAGCCGTTGAGCTGGTTCGTGCAAGAGATTCTAAGGGCGGGTTCGTTGCTGACGATCTTAACACTCCTGAGAATGAGGCCTGGGTAGAAAAGCCAAAGGCTAAAGCAAAAGCTAAGCCCAAAGCCAAGAAGTAAGATATGGTCAAGAAAGCTCATCAAAACCCAAAGGGCGGCCTTAATGAGGCCGGTCGAAAGCACTTTGAGCGTAAGGATGGGGGCAATTTAAAGGCTCCCGTCAAGACAGGGACCAATCCCCGGCGTGTTAGCTTTGCTGCTAGGTTCGCTGGGATGAAAGGCCCGATGAAGAATGAAAAGGGTGAACCCACCCGCAAGGCACTGGCTCTAAAGGCATGGGGTTTTGGATCGGTAGAGGCAGCGCGTAACTTCGCTAACCGTAATAAAAAAGGATAATGAGATGGCTCGGCTAGACGTAAGAGAGATCATGGAGCGTGAGGCCAAGGCCCAATCCCGCAAGGATCAATGGCGTACTATCTATGAGGATTGCTACGAGTTCGCTCTGCCGCAGCGCAATATGTATGATGGAAACTATGAGGGTAACACCGCCGGTCAAAAGAAGATGGGCCGTGTGTTCGACTCCACAGCTATCTCAGCGACTCAGCGTTTCGCTAACCGCATACAGGCTGGCTTGTTTCCACCTCAGAAGCAATGGTGCCGCTTAGAGGCTGGCACTGGCATCCCAAAAGAACAACAGCCACAGGCTCAAGCTGCGCTTGATGCTTACACTGAGCGGATGTTTGAGGTAATGCGCCA